CATCACCACCCACTGAGGGACTATCCAATGGCAGCGAACAAAAAGCCCGCCGGCAAGGCGGCCGTGAAGATCGAGAAGGCGAAGGCCCAGCAGTGGACCCGCAACCGCGGGAAGATGCCGGTCGACGGTGAGACGTGGGTCATCGGCCGGCGGCGCGACGGTCAGGAGACCATCGCCATGCGGGCCGGCGAATTGCGCTGGAAGATCCACGGCGCAGACACCTGCGGCGGCGACCGCGACATCATGGCCTGGCGCCGCGTGCGCAAGCCGCGGCAGCCGAAGGCGATGCCGCCGGAGGCCATTCCCGAGAAGCCTGCCGCAGACCTTGCGACGTGGCCACGCGAGGCCACGCACGCTGCTGCCGTGCGCGGCGAGCGCAAGCGCATCCTCGCCGACACGCTGGAGGAGACCGACGCCAACGTGCGGGCTGCCAGCGATGGCCGCCTCGGTGTCGTGGCTGCCGACATTGCGACGTGGCCGCGCGAACATACGATCGCCGCAGCCGATCGCCATGCGGACGGCGACCTGCCGCGCAGCATGACCGGCCTGTCGCCGGCCGCTTACCACGGCGAGCCTGCCGACGATGCAGTTGCCGACCAGCTCGACCCGACCTCGCCGAATTGCCCGATCACCACAGGCTGGCGCGAGGAGGAGATCATGCGCGACCTCACCGCCGGCCGGTGGATCGGGTTCGTGCTGATCGTCGTCATCGTCCTGGCCGCGGCCGCGATCTTCCTCCGCCACCAGATGGGGGCCTGACCATGACCCCCGAGCACTACGACGAATTCATCGACGCCGTGCACCGTTCGCGCTCGGCAAGTAACACGGTGCGCCGCCGCAGCAAAGCGCCAGCCCACCGTGCGCAATAACGGAGGCAGCCAGAGCGTTACGGGTCAACGAGTACCACCCGCGCACCGGCCTGATCCGCTACCTCGCCATGGGGGCATTCGTATGACCGCCTGCCCTGACTGCGGAGAAGGAGGATTGAATGAGCTGGCTCTTTTCGCTGGCGCTGGCGGAGGCCTGCTTGCAACGGAGCACCTTCTGGGATTCAGGCCGGTTTGCATTGTCGAGCGCGACGACTATCGTAGACGGGTTATTTGCCAGCGACAAAATGACGGACACATTGGAGCAGCCCCTATATGGGATGACGTTTGCTCCTTTGACGGTAGACCGTGGCGCGGCGTGGCTAATCTCGTGTCTGGAGGCTTCCCTTGCCAAGCATTCAGCCGCGCGGCTCGGGGCAACAATACCGCCGTCAACCTATGGCCTGAAATGCTCAGGATCGTTTCAGAGGTCGCTCCACTTCTCGCATTTGCCGAGAACGTCACGCGCGAAGCCATCGACTTCGCCGCTGACGACCTCGAGTCGTTGGGTTACTCCGTCAAGTGCATGTCTTTGTCGGCGGCTGACCTGGGTGCTGACCACATTCGGGAGCGACACTGGCTACTTGCATACCCCGACAGCAACCGCGAACTACTCCGCGCCATCTATGCAAAAGTGGAAATGCGCGCGCGAGTTTTCTCGAGTTTTTGGTGCACCGAACCATGCAAACCACGAGTGGCTGATGGGCTGGCCTTCGGGATGGAGCCTGTGCGAGCCACTGGAGACGGGCAGGTTCCAGTCGTGGCTGCAAGCGCATTCTTGCAGTTACTTGGGAGTGCAGCGCGATGACAACGGCATGCCCTGACTGCGGCGCACCGCTGACCGTGGCCACGGTCGTGCGCGGCTACGCGGCGGAATGCCCGACGGCAGACTGCCGGGCGATTTTCGTGGCGCACGGCCATACGGCTAACGCGGCGGCTGACAGGTTTGTTCAGCGCTGCGAAGAACACGACTACACCATTGCGCTGACCGAGAGGCTGCGCGAGGCACTTTCGATCAGGAATGGGGAGGAGTGATGGACGTACAAGAAGCGGTAGCACTGTTGCGCAGGTTCAACGCATGGCGGTGTGGTGCCGCGCACGTTCCTGATGATGCCGCAGACGCAGCGCCTGTCCCGCGCGAGGTCACCAAGGCAATCGACACTGTATGCGCAGCCCTCGCCAAGCGGGAGGCGGTGCCAGCCGATGTCATGGCGGCGCTGGATCGCATGTGTGAGCCGCTGCACGATTCCATCCTTCCGACCAGTAGCGAAACGGCCATGGCCGACGCGCACAGCATGGAGGTGATCCGGAATTACATCATGGCCAAGCCGACGGCGGCGGATGATGAGGTCACCGAGAATCTGGTCGCTCTGGTCGGCCGTCTGTCCTACGCGCTTCGGAAGGCAAACCCGGCGAATGGTCTGCCGGCAAAAGCCATGTCGTATCTGGAAGGCGCTGGGTTCAAGTTTCACATGGCGCGCCACGATGAATCGGCCGGAGCGGCGGATGCGGCGGAAGCGGCGGAAGCGTTCGCGTCGTTGTTCGAGGAAACGGTGCGGAAGGTCGAAATCACGGCATCTGGTCACGCGGTTGGGGCCGACAAGAGCGGCGACCGATACCAGACTGGATTCGCCAGTGGGTTCTACGGGTGCTGGAAGATATTCGCCATGCTCGCCGCCAGCCAGCAGGCGAAGGAGGCGCAAGCCTAGCGCCGCCGGTACCTGGACGACGAGGTCAGCATCGACGACCTGATCGGGGGTAATTCGTGATGGCCAACAACAACGACGACTACGGCGCCTATGCCGGGCTGCTGTTCATCCTGCTGCTGGTAGCGGTGGGGCTCTACTCCCTGACCACCGAGGTGCTGCGATGAGCGACTGGCGCGACGAGGAGGCCGAGCGCGACCGCCGCGTGGCCTTCTACATGGCCCTGATCCTGGTGGGCACAGCCCTCTGCGGGTTCGCCGCCATGGTGCTCCGCTACAACATCGGGGGCGGTTGATGGACGCCACCAACAGGAAGCTCCGCGGCCTGGTGCGCAAGCACGGCCTGACCTACGCCAAGGTGGCTGAGCTCGCAGGCGCTGGGACGAGCATCAAGGCGGTCGAGGGCTGGCTGGCATCGCTGGGCGCGGTGTCCTACCGGACCCTCCCGGCCTATCGTCTGGAACTGATCGAGGTGCGCCTGCAGAAGGCCATCCAGGAGGGGAAGCTGTGAGCGAATTCAAGGTAGGCGAGGTTGTGGTGTTCTGCCCCTGCGGACAGCACAAAGACATGACGCCGCAAGAGAGCGCCCGAGCTGCGCGGCTCGCAGGCTCGGATATGACCATAACCAAGCCGCTGGGCCGACACCTAGCGCCGCGTACTGACCTGCTTGTGTACGTGGTCGTGACTCCTTGCGGGCTTTCCGGTGGCGTTCCCCCGTGCTGCCTGCGCCGGAAGCGCCGGCCCGATGAGGCAGGGTCGTGGGATCGCATCGAGGAGCTGACCGGCTGGCAGCCGGCGGGGGTGACGGCATGAGCGCGACCGCACCGGTGAGGGCCTTCCGGCTCACCCTGAAACTTGATGCCGACACGCGCGAAGGGATGGCCGACGCGCTGCGCGATCTGGCCGACCAGGTGGACCGCAACGAGCTGACCGTCGGGTGCTATGGCTCGCCGCGCCACGGCGGGATCTATGAGCTGCTGACCGACCCGACGATGACGCACGAGCGGTATTTCTCCGAGCTGCACGCCTACCTCGACGCACAGCGGGCAGGGGGTGGCGCATGAGACTCGACAAGCTGACCGACCGCCAGCGCGAGGTGTGCGACCTGCTCGTGAAGGGGCACACGCGGCACGAGGTCGCGGCCCTGCTTGGCATCAACGTCAAGACCGTCGACGTGATCCGCGGCAACGCATGGGGGCGCCTTGGTGTGACCAGCGCCGCGCAGATGCTGGCGGTGTACGTTGCCGAGGCCATCGAGGTCGTGCGCGCGCGGCTTCTGGTCGATGGCGCCGACGACATTCTGGCCCCGCTGGGCTTCGTGGAGGAGCTGCTGCCATGAGCACGCTGCACGAGATGGCCGAGGAGTCGCGCGCCAAGGAACTCGCCGAGCTGCGCCGCGCCGCCGAGGCCGTTGTGTCCGAGTGCTACGACGTGGTCTGGAAGCATGGCCACCCCGAGGCGATCAACCGCCTGTGCTCGCTGCGCGACACGCTCGCCCGGCCCCAGCAGCCGGCCGCCGCGGCGGTTGTCCTGCTGGACGACCTCGACGAGTCCGACACCAGCCAGCACGCCTGCATCCACGGCGTGCCATGGGACGACCACTGCCGGTGGTGCGAGCTGGCCGAGTACCCGAGCGATGAGGACGGCCAGCGATGAGGCGCGCGCTGCTGTCCATGCTCGCCGTCGCTCTGTGGGCCGCGTCCGTCCTGCTGCACCAGGCAGGGCCAACCGAGGCCAGCGAGCCGGCGCAGGTGAATCAGCACGGCGAGCGGATGATGATCTACCACCGGGCCATGGACGCCTCCGTGCCGGCCGGCGCCGCGATCTTCCTGGGCGACAGCATTACCCAGGGCCTGGCGACCGCAGCGGTGGCGCCCTATGCGGTGAACTACGGGATCGGGTCGGCAACGACGTCCGAGCTGCTCGGTAACCTGCCGGCCTATCGGTCGCTCGACCGCGCCGGCGTGGTGTTCCTCCTGGTCGGCATCAATGACATCGGGCGCGGGCAGACAGCCGGCCTCGAGGACCGACTGCGCCAGATCTCCGCAGCCATCCCGAGCGACCGGCCGCTGGTGTGGAGCGGCATCATGCCGGCCTACGTTGAGCGGGCAGACGCGGTGGCCATCCTCGAGGCCAACAGCGCGATCCGGGAGATCTGCGCGAGCCGGCCGGGGTGCGTCTACGTGGACACGCATGCGGCCCTTGCCGACCCGGCACTATTCGTGGATGGTGTGCACCCCAATGCCGCGGGCTATGCCATCTGGATCGAGGCCCTGCGCGCGGCATACAAGCGCGCGAACCAACAACAACAGCGGGCCGAAGCCCGACCGGAGGTGTGATATGTGGGTGTTTTTGTCAGATGCGATGCTGTCGATCGTTGCGCACCGCGAGTGCAAGGACACGCTCCTGGTGCGCGCGCGGCTGCGCGGCGACATCAAGGCGGTGTTCCCGGAGGCCCAGGTGTGGGAGGACAACACGGCCGACTACCGCTGGCGGGCTCATGTGGCGCGGGAGGATGTGTCGAAAGCGTTGTCCGAGCGCGCACTCAAGATCGACTACCAGAACTTTAAGGGCAGCATCCAGAAGGCCGACCACGACCGGCACGCCTGGTACCTACGCGTGTGGGCCGAGGGCGACCGCGTGCAGACCTACGCGCGCGACATGGAGCCGGCGAGCTGGCGGACCCGGGCGCCTACTCCTCCTCGCCGTCGTCGCTGAGGAATTCGTCCCACTCCTCGTCGTGGTCGCAGTCGCGGGCGATCTTCTTCTGCAGGGCGGCAAGTCGGTCGCGGGTTGTTCGCCAGCCCGCACCGACGTCGCCGGCGTAGAGCGGACGGTGGTCATAGAATCCGTCGTTGCGCTCGATGTAGACCCCGACCAGCCCGATGATCTCGCCCTTGCGCGCGAGCTCGAGGAACTCCTCGAGCACCTCGACCAGGTCGGCCTGGTCGCTCTCAAGGGGGACGATCTTGGCCATGGCTACACCTCGTCGTTGATGGTCCAGTGGTGCGGGCGCTTGTCGGCGTGCTGCGCCAGGATCTCGGCCGCCTGCCGGTTGAGCTCGGCCATGTCCAGGCCGCCGCGCGGTGGGCGGTCGTCCACGAAATTGCCCTGCAGCATCGAGTCGCGCATGACCATGAGGCCGGCGATGGCCTTGTCGACGTGGTGCAGGCCCGAGTCCGGGTCGATGTCGGTGCCTTCCCACCAGTCGGACAGGTGGCGGGCGACCACGGCGTCGAAGTAGACCGAGGCGCGCACGCCGCTCGCGCGGTAGTTGTGCCGGCCGTACTTGGCCGCACCTTCCATCATGGCCAGCGCCACGCCGGTCAGGACGCGCCAGGGCAGGACCGAGAACGCCAGCTTGCGGATGCCGATGGCGTCCTTCGGGTTTGTGGCCTTGCGGACCTCGATGGGGCCGAAGGTCAGCGCCTCGTGGTCGTCGGGGAGCGCGCGCGGCGGCAGGTCGTTCATGCCTTACCCAACCCGGGCAGCGCCATCCCGGCCCGCATGTCGGTCACCGACAGGTAGACCGGGATGCCGAGCTTGCCGGCCTCCTCGACCTCTGCACGGGTGCCGCTGCTGTCCTCCCACCCTGGACACAGGACGACGGCATCGCACCGGCGCATCATCTCCATCGTCGCGTCGAGCCAGAATTCATCGTGCAGGTCGTGGGCGACGTGCTCGAAGCCGGCGGTGTTCGCGTGCGGGATGACCGGGGCGTGCCCGGCCTTGGCCACCAGCAGGCCAACGCGGCGCGCGGTGGCGATGTTGAGCTCGACGGCCTCTCGGGTCGGCCCGCGGTACGGGCCTGCGACGTAGATCAGCTTCACCGTTTCGCCCTCAGCCACTTGAGATACCGCACGCCCTCGTCGATGTCCCAAAACACCGTGATGAGTCCGGCCTCGGTGGCCGCCAGCGGGTTGATGATGGTCAGCACCGCGGGGCTCACGTTCTGGTCGCGGAAGCCCTTCTCGCGGGCGTAGCGGTCGAACAGCTTGTAGGATGCCACCTGGATCGCGTGGCATACCCGGCCGTCCGTCGGGGACTTGAGGATCATGTAGCCGCTCACGTGCCGGTGGCCGCAGATGGCGATCTCGTCCCACATGCCCTGCTGGATTGCCCGGCCCACGCCGTGCGCGGGGTTCCACATGGAATGGCCGTTGAAGTCGTGCCGGACGTTGACCACGATCTGCCGCTGCAGGCCAGGCAGGTGCAGGCCGATGCGCGCCTCGCTGGACTGGTACAGGGCGCCGATCTGCCGGGTGATCCAGTTGAGCGGGTCGCCGGCGCCGGACCACAAGTCGTGGTTCCCGCCGATCATGTAGAGCCACTTGTCCTTCTGCAGGTTAATCCACCACTCGGCAAGCTTCCAGGCCATGCGCGCGGTGGTGCCCTGCTCGCCGTACAGGCGGGCGAGTCGTCCGACCCAGTTGTTGGTGGTGTCGCCTACGTTGCCGGCGAACAGGCCCTCGGTGTCGCGCACCAGGATGGCATGCCGCTCGAGCGCGGCGATGTCGGTGCCGTCGTCGTCAACGTGCGGGTCGCCGTAGTGCAGGATGCCGATGGGGCCGGACATCGGGACCTTGACGGGGATGATCTTGCGGGACTCCTCGGCCTGCGCGAGCTTGGCGAACTGGCGCTTGCGGATCTGGACGATCTCCTCGACGGGCAGGTCAGGATCGAGGGGGTGTTGCACGGATAGCTTGCGGTTCTTGGCCCCCGGCCCGACCTGGTGGCATTTTGCGTCGATGGTGAAAAACTGCCGGCACTCCTTGGCCTTGCACCTGAACTGGTCGGTCCCCGATAGGAGGGTCTTGTGCTTGCCGTATTTCGAAGATCCGCAGTGCGGGCAACGCATGGTCAGCCTCCGGTGGCTTGGCCTGTGGCTCGTTTCAGCCAATCCCGCAGGACGGCGAGCGACTGCTCGCGCTCGGGGCTTGGCGGTAGCGCCTTGATGCGCTCGATCTCGGCGCGCAGCGCGTCAGGTGTGTCGTAGGGGCCGACCTCAAGGTCTATGGTGCCCATGACTTCCTCCATTCGGTAAGCCATTGATCGTAGCGCAGGCCAGCGATGGGCATGGCGTCCTTTACGACTGGCGGCAGGATGCGGGCCTCGTACTTGACCAGCCCGGTCTGGCCGATCAGGACGTTGACCAGGTGGCTATGCAGGTGGTTTGCCTGCTCGCTGTTGAGCAGGCCGCGCCTGTGCAGCTCTCCGACACGGTCGTAGACGAAAGCATCTGCAGCCTTGGAGGCCGCCTTGATCCTGTCGGCATCGCCGAACTCGCTGGCGTGGTACTCGCTGCTGTGGTCATTGGACACCGCCACGATGCGCCGCAGGCCGGCGGATTTGCCGAACAGGAGGTCGGCAGACGACAGGGAGTAGCCGCTCGGGTGGTTGTGGTACATGACCGCGCCGCCCGCCGCCCGCATTGCGCCGACCTGCTCCTCGTTGAAGTTGACGTGCGACCTCCCGCCGCGCTTGCGCAGGATCTCGGCGCCCGTGTCCTCGTCGAACACCACCGCGTACTCGATGCTGTTGCCTGCCTGGACCCCCTTCTCCCGCACATAGGCCGAGGCTGCATCCCCGAGCCGCTCGGCCCGCTCGCGTGCCACCACAGCCGCAGTCGCCGCCAAGCAGGCGACTGCGGTTGCAGCGGCCCCAGCTTGTGCGGCCTGGCGCAGCTCGCGCGTCATGGCCCGGATCTTCTCGCCGTGCAGGCGCTCGATGCGCGCCACCCGCTCGACTGCCGCCTGCCCGAAGCCGGGGTCAACGCCGACCGGGATTCGCTCGGTCTGCCCGGTGCGGGGGTTCTTCCAGTCGCGGTACTCGACGCGTGGCGAGCGGGCTTTCACCTCAAGCCCAAGGGCCTCGACGTCGTCTCGGTCGAGCTGGACCACGCCGCAGCGGCAGTTGTAGCCGCAGGGCGGGGTGTGCGTGCGCCACCAGGTCGACGTGACCGGCAGGACGGTGCCATCCCACGCTGCGTGCTCGGGCCGCGTGCGGAAGTCGTCGACGGCGTCGTAGAGCAGGAAGGGCGCCTCGGCTGCCTGCGCTTCGATCAGATCCCACTGGCCCTGGGCGTAGGCGCTCTGCAGGTTGGTGCGGAAGATGGTCTCGACCCTGTACGGGCGACCAGTTGCCGACTCCATGCCGTCGGTATACCACCCGCGGGTGCGCAGCAGCGGGATCATCTCGTCGGCCCATTGCCGGAACGGCACGCCCTGGGCGATTGCCTCGTCGAGGCTGTCGTACACGTCCTTGAGCAGGTCCGTGTCCATCATCTTCGCCACGGTGAAGGCCACCCGGTGCTCATCGGCCGCCATGTCGCCATAGCCCCAGGTGGTGCGCAGGCCCTTCCCGCGCCAGTAGCGCAGGGCGTCCTCCGGGGTCACGTCGAATGCGTCGTCGCGCGGCGCGTCGAGGCCTCGTGACAGGTCAGTCAGGTCCACGTGGGACCTCCCTTACTTCTGTGCCCGGAAGCGCCCGAACATGCGCGCGAAGATGTTGGCGTGGCGCACTTTGTCCACCGCCTTCTGGTCAGGCACCTCGCCAGCCATCTCGATCAGCTTGTCCTTGAACTCGCTGTAGTCCTGCGAGTCAGCCGCGGCGGCCAGCAGCGCCATTACCCGCCCGCCGACCACGTCGCTGTGCTGCGATGCCAGCCGTCCGGCAGCAGCAACTAGCGCCCGCTGGTCGTTCCGGTTGATCGCCTTGATGGTGGCGAGCAATGCGGTCTCCGCGAAGTCGGCGTTGTCGTCGGCACCGCCTTGAGGGCCGCCGGTGAGCGCCGCGAGCATGCGCTCCGCGTTCTGCGACTTCACCCAGCCGTCGCCGTAGGTCTCGCGGACGTATTCCTCGGTGGGCTCGTACCCGAGCTGCTTGATCTTCGCGTCACGGTCGGCGCGCTTGCTCAGGTCCTCCGGCGGCTCTGTGATGCGGCGCACGCGCGGGGGAAGAGCGCCGGGGAAGTTCCACTCGCACCACCACTTGACCGGGCCGTTGTTGAACGACTCGCACACCAGGTCTGCGTCGGCCTTCACGACCTTGTCGGCCACGCCCTGGTGCACCTCGGCCTGCGACCGGCTCGACCCGTTGTCGGTGGTCATGGTCTGGCTGAGGATGATCTTGGCGATGGCGGCGTCCATCGCCTTGCACATGCCCTCGTAGTCCGCGGCGCCGGAGCGCGCGGCCTCGAGCAGATCGACCTCGACGCCTTCCGGCAGCAGCACGGCCGAGTCGGTGGTGATCGCGCGCAGCGCGTTGAGCGCCTTCGCCCGGAACGATGCGTCCTCCATCTTGCCGGCCGGGATCTTCGCCGTCGGCGTGGGCTGGCCGAACTTCTCGAGGAACACGAGCCAGAACTTGATGTCGTTGCGCTTGAACCACACCGGCCAGTAGAGCCAGTGCCCGAGGCCAAGGCCATACGGCTCGTCGTCGTGGTCGGCGCCAGTGCTGACCGTCCAGAACTTGCGGTCGGGCATGCGCTCGTAGCGCTCGTCGACCTTGAGGTAGACGTGGTGCTCGCGGTCGAACACGAAGCGGGAGCGGTCGCGGACCTTGATGTCCTTGAACCGCACCAGGTTGTCGCGCGGCTCCCACATGATCTCGGCCACCGAGTAGCCGTAGAAGATGCCGTAGAGCTGGCGGTCTGTGATGCGGTCCCAGCCAATCTCGTCGAGGTTCTCGGTCAGCGCATCGGCGGCGGCCTTGCTGGCGGCATCATCCGCGCCCGGCTCGACGATCCAGTCCGCGCTCACCACGGCGCGCCGGCGCTGCTCGAACACCGACTTCACCTGGTCGTCGCGCAGGACCTCCTTGTAGACCGCGAGCGAGCCGCCCTTCTGCTTGAGGACGCTGTCGGTGGGGGTCAGGTACTCGACGAAGCCGCCCAGCGTGGTCCCGATGGACACGTTCTCCGGGATGACGTCGCCCTTCCCGTGCTGAGAGGCTTCCTGCAGGGACGGTTGGGGGACGGGCTTCTGGTCGTCGGCCATATCAGTTGAATCCGGTGAAGTCGGTATTGCCACGTACTGTGCCGAAGCCCCGGGACTCGTCAACCTGTGACCCGGTCTCACCGAAGGCACTGCCGGAATCGCGTGGGCCTGCCCCGACGGCCTGAATGGCCGGCACGTGCTTGTGCGCCCACTTGAGGAATTGCGAGGTAGAGTCGACCTGGTCGTCGTTCGGCGCAAGCGGGAAGATGGTGCACTCGATCTCGTAGTCCAGCAGCCAAGGGGCAAGTTTGGGCAGGAACACCAGGCCAGCCTCGAAGGTGGAGGCAACCCCGACTGCCCGGCTGACCTTGTCCCCCTCGGGCTCGATGGCGATGCACGGGATGCGGGTAGACGCGCGCAGCTCCTGGATCAACGACTGGCCGCTGGCCTTGTCCTCGATGAGCACCGCCTCGGGATTCCACTTTGCAGCGATGTTGGCGACCGTATGCTTGAGAGTCGGGTAGTCCACACGGTCGCGCCAGACCTCGAGCAGGTAGTACCCGGTCTGCGTGATTTTCCATACCGTGCACACCGATGGGTCGTTGACCTGCTTCGGCTTGTAGGCCGTGTCGATCGACATGACGATCGCGCCCGCTGCCGGGGCCGTGCCGTAGCGCTTAAACCATGCGGCTTTCCAGATCCCGCCCTCGGGGGTCGCGTTCCAGTCCCCCATGAGCCACGCCTGCACCAGCCACGCAGGGCCTGAGCCGCGGATGCGTTGCTCGTAGGTCGGGTCGTTGGCCGATAGGATCGCGTTGTCTGCCAGCCGCGATGGGATGAACACGCGCCAGATGCCAGAGGTCTGGCATTGGTGCGGCGTCATGGGCGGCGCCGGGTCGATGTAGCGCGCCTTCAGCCACGCATGCCCAGGGCCGCCAGGATTGGCGGTGAGCCGCATGAACGTCGGAACGCCCAGCTTCGAGCGCAGGGTCGCGCGCAGCTTGTCGATCGGGTCCGGGCTAGGGAAGTTGCCGGCCTCGTCGATGCCGACCCATGTGTATTGGTGGCCCTGGTAGTGGCTCGCGTCCTCGTCTCGTTTCAGGTACCGCAGCTTGAGCTGGGCTCCGTTCGGGAAGTACCAGGTGCTCTTGCTCTCCTTCCAGACTGCGCCAATCAGCGGGTAGATGTCCTGCGCCTGCGCCTTGACCTCGTCGAGCTCATCGTAGGTGCGGCGGAACATGATTCCCTTCGCGCCCTTTCCGTATAGCGTGGCGTGCTGCAGGAAGTCCCCGAGCAGGGCGTAGGTCTTGCCGCCGCCGCGCGCGCCTCCGAACAGGACGTCGGGAAGCGGGCAGGACAGCAGCGCAGTCTGTGGCCCTGGCTGCGGCGCGTAGGCGATTGCCGCGCCGTCGTTGACTAGCCTGACGGCTTCGCGAAGGTTCGCGCCCATTCCTCAGGACTCATCTGCGGTGGCAGGGCGACGATGACGGCGCCGGCGGCTGGCTCGGTGCCTTCTGGGTTGGTCGGGGCGATCTTCTGCGGGGCGTCCGTGCCCAGCAGCGCGGCGCGGCGCTTCTGGATCTCGAGGATGACGGTCAGGTAGCGCGGGTCGCCGCACTGGCCGCCTGTCTCGACCTTGGCCATGCGACCGCCGCCGCCGCGGGAGCCTGCTGGCTTGTCCTCGACCACCCGCTTCTGCCAGTCGAGCTTGCTGCGCTCCCACTCGGCCCTGGCCTCGGCCTCAAGGTCGTCCAGCTTGCGCAGCTCGCGCGCCTTGATGGTCTCGATTTCCTCCCGGGCCGACTCGCGCCACTCCTGGGTGAGCACGGCCAGCTCACGATGCACGGTGGACGGGGACAGGCCCGTCTCCTTGCAGATCATGGGCACGGTCCACGCCTTGAGCCGAAGGGCGGCAATCCGCTCCCGGTCTGCAAGCCGCTGGGCCTTGGTGCGCTTCTCGCCTGGCACGGATTGTCACTCCACGTCTGTCACTGGTCCCACTGGTGCCCACAGCGCGGGCATGTCACGCCCGATGCCGGTGGCATGGTGGTCGTTCCGTCAGAGTCTAGCCGGACGCCCCCCTGCAATGCTACTTCCCGCAGCAGGGTGTCGAGCTGTTCGAACTCGTTGCGCAGGTCGCCCAGCAGCTCGGCGAGCTTCTCGGTGTCGGTGCCTGCCTCCCCGGCGATGGGGTCGAGGGTGGCGAGCACCAGGGCCTCCTCGCGCTCGGTGAGGTTCACGTACAGGACGGGTACCTTCTCGCCGCGTGCGGCCGCGCGCTCCACCCGGAGGTGGCCGTCGATCATCCGGTTGGTGCGGCGGTTGACGATGACCGCCTTGACCCAGCCGATGGCGTCGAGCGCCTGGTCGAGGGCGGTGGCCTGGTGCTCGGGATGGTCGCGCCAGTTGAGGGGGTTGGGGTTGAGGGTGCGGGCGTCGACGATCTCGTAGCCGACGATGCGGTTGCGGGTGGTCATGCGTCCAATGTTCTCCGGGTGGGGTCGTAGGGGATGCCGAGGGCCTGCCGGCCGATCTCGAGGGCGAGGCGCTGCATCATGAAGGGCGGGACGGACATGCCGCAGACGTAGCGCATGTCCTGGCCGAGGCCGTCGTAGTCGTCGGGGAAGGTCTGCAGGCGCATGGCCTCGGCGCCTGAGATCCGGCGCGGCTCCTCGGGGTGGTACATGGGGCAGGTGGCGGTGACGGTGTTGGCCGGTCGGTCGTGGTGCAGCTTGACCAGGTTGAACATGGACCCCTTCGGGTGGACCGATGACAGCGAGTCGCCCGGGGCGGTGCGCACCAGGTAGCGCAGGATGCCTGGGGATGCCGGCTGCTCCTCCTGGGGCGGCAGGCCGGCGAAGGCGTTGCGCACCGTGATGGTGGGCTCGGCGAAGTCGAGCACGAAGGGCGGCAGGTGCAGGTCGAGGCGCCGGGCGAGGAAAAAGGTCCGCTCCCGGGCCTGCGGGACGCCCATGCGGGAGGCGTTGAGCAGGAACAGCTGGGCGGAATAGCCGGCCTCACGGAAGGCCGCGAAGATCTCGGCGGCGTAGCCCCGGGCCTTGCCCATGATGAGGCCCTTGACGTTCTCGGCCACCACCAGGCGCGGCCGCAGCCGGCCGGCCAGTCCGATGAAGTGCAGGAACAGGTCGTCGAGGCGCTGGGCCACCTGTCCCTCGCGGAAGTGAGCGGTGACGCCCCATTTGCGCTGCCGGGCACCGGCCATCGAGAACACGCTGCAGGGTGGTGATCCATCCAGTATGTCCAGGTCGCGCAGCTCGGGCGGGATCTCCGCGTCGGGCAGGGCAGCGAAGTCCTGCACGCCCATCGTGAAGGCGAGGCGTGGCCGGTGGTTCTGGCGGTAGATGCGCATCATGTCCGGGTCTATCTCCACGCCCCCGAGGACGTCGAAGCCGGCGAGCTTGTAGCCCATGGTCGAGCCGCCCCCGCAGCAGAAGCAGGAGAACACGGTGCGGCCGTGCCGGGCAATGCGTGGAAGGTCGGCGAGCCGCCATGGGCCGATGAAGCGGGCCGGCCGGATCTCAGGTGTCGAACTGGAAGCCGCAGCAGGGGCAGGTGTGGTCGAAGCCGGTGAAGTTTTCCTGGCCATGTTCCGTGGCGCCGGGCCGTTCCTGTTGCCGCTTCTCCTCGCCGGTCGGGACGGCCCCGATCTCCTGGGCGAACCGGTCGAGGTACTCCATGAGCGCGACGTTGCCGGTGTTCGCGTGCTCGAGGAGCTGGCGGAAGATGTGGGCGTTGGACGTGGCCATGCCCGTGATCGGGTCGAGGGTGGCCAGCGCGAGGCGCTCCTCGGCCTCGGTGAGCTCGACGTAGGTGACCGGCACCTTGGGCTCGTTGCGGCGCATGGCGCGCATGACGCGCAGGTGGCCGTCGACGATGTTGCCGGTGGTGGTGTTGACGATGACGTCCTGCACCCAGCCCACCTCGTCGAGGCTGCCCTCGAGGACGGTGCCCTGCAGGTCGGAATGGATGCGCCAGTTGTGCGGGTTGGCGAGCAGGTCCTCCGGGGCGGACTCGCCCCGGGAGACGATGCGGTTGCGCCAGGCGGTCATGCCAGCAGCTTCACCAGTGCGCCGCCGATGGTCAGGGCAACGGCCCATTCGGCCCCCCGGATGACCCAGCCGGAGGCGAGCTTGTTGGTCGGGGCCTGCTGCTCAAGGGCCTTGATGCGGGTGTCGTGCTTGCCCAGGGCGACGTCGAACTGGCTGGCATGATCGTCGATGGCGTCGAACGCCCGCCCGATCGCCTTGCCCTGCTCTGCCTGCCGCTCCTCAATGCGGATCTGGCGCTCCCCGATGTCGACCAGCCGGCCGACGTTGCGGTCGAGGTTCTCAAGCACCGCAGTCTGGCGTGCCATCTGCTGCTCGAGCATCCCCACCCGCTCGTGGAGCTGCCCGTTGGGGCACTGTGCGCATGCCTCGCCCATCGGTCATGCTGCCTTGCGCGCCAAGGCGCGCGAGCCGAACCACCAGGTCACCGCGGTCTCGGTGAGGAACAGGACGGACATGATGACCTGCTTGTAGAGGTCGACGGGGTTCTGCGCGATGGCGCCCTCCAGTGTCTGGTGCAGCCCGAACGCGATGACAGAAGTCACGATGAGCAGGTAGGCGGTGATGCCGGGGCGCATGAAGCCGCGGAAGGCGTCGACGATGGCCATCACCGCGGCCACCCAGCCGGTCATGCCCCGGTCGTAGTAACTGGCCCGGTCGTTGGCGTAACTGGCCGCGCGGATCTCGGCTCCGGCGATGGCCTCAGCCTTCTCGAGGTCCACCCTGGCGATCTTCTCCTGGCCGGCAAACTGCGCCTCGGTCTCCTTGAGCCGCAGGGTGTGCTCGGTCTGCATGGCCTCGATGTCGATGCGGCGCATGGCCAGATCGTGCGCGAACCGCTGGCGGTCCCCGAGCCACTTGAACAAGGCCTGCATGCCGGTGCCGAGCAGGCCGGTCAGGACGCCAGAGCCGGCGCCGAGGATCGCGTTCAACATGGGGGGTCTCCGATGACTTCGAGATGGAAGGGTTGGCGCTCGGCCACCAGGTGCAGGTCGTGCAGGCCGCCGAACGAGTCGATGACGGCGAGCTGCAGGCCACCGACCACCGGCAGCCGGCCGATCCGGCGGCCGGGCAGGATGCAGCCAAGGACGTCCGAGCGCATGCCGAGGGTACGGTCACCCGCGAAGTTGCCACGGTGGATCAGGATGCCCGACCGGCCCGGGACGTCGATGACGTGGTAGACGTCCAGGTATTTGCCCGAGGCAGACCGCTCAAGGTGGCGCACCTGGTAGGGCGCCTCGGTGTCCACCTCGGTCCCCTCGCGCTCGTACTCGCCGCGGTAGCTGCCCGGCGGGATGCAAGAGATCCCCGGGGCGTTGTCGCGCCAGGGCAGCTCGAGCGTGTAGCACACCGGGATGCGGCCACGGTACAGGTAGCCGACCGTGCCAGCGTCCGAGTAGGTTGTGCGCCTGAGGATCAAGGTCTGCATGACGGGAACCTGCACGATGGTCACAGGGTGGGCAACCTGTGACCGCTACTCGGGAGCCTTGACGCCAGCCTGCTCGAGGACGTTGTAGATCATCTTTCGGTCGATGCCGTACTCGATCGATAGGGCGTTGACAGACCAATTTCCCGGTGCTGGCGCGGTGTAGCGCTTAACGATCTGCTCGTTGCGCAGGCGTATGAGCAGGTTCCGCTCTGCCGGAACGCGCAGATCCTCTCCGCCGTAGACCGCAGCCAGCTTTTCGGAGGCAGCGAAGCCGACGCACAGAGTAATGGCGTGCTCAGCCCCGACCTTGACCGGGATGCGAATCATCCTGCCGCCGTACCGACGCACAAGCTCAATGGTCGGCTGTATGCCGATTAGGTCGACGATATCGTCAAGCGTGCGGCTCACGGTTCCCCCTGCGGCAGAGGCCGCGCGTTGATGTAGGCGGTGATGCAGTTGCGGGCAGCTTCCCAGCTCCAGCACATGGCGGTGGCATAGCCGGCGAGGGCCATGCGCTTACCCCATGCGATCTGATCCTTCGATGGCGTTCCGCGGGCGCTGGCCGCGGTGATGTCCGTGGCCGGCATGGCCGGGGCCTTCATCTCGACCCACAGCCCAGGCGAGCCGTGCATCGGCAACGGCAGCAGCAGATCCCAAACGCCGGCCTTGACGCCGCCTGCCTTGAGCAGCGCCGCCTCGACCTTCGAGCGCCCGCCCCCGTTCGGGATGGCGAACAGGTAGTCGGCGACCGTGCTGCCAGGCTCAATGTGCGGCAGGTCAGGCAGGCGCGCGTGCGCAGCCCACTTGATGAGGGCGCGCTGGTGCTGGTCCTCGATGTTGTTCTTCCGCTTGCGCGGTGCGCCTGGTGCGCGCCGGCGCAGGGTCACAGCGCGAGGCCCTGCTGCTCGGTGGGTGCCGGCTTCGAGCGCTCGAGGTAATACTCGGCCACCCGCGCGGTGCCACCGGTGCGGGTGCGGACCTCGACCAGGCGCGTCTCGATGCGGTGCCCATCCTGCTTGAGGTCGTAAATCCTCGCGCCAAGCCGGAAGCAGCCGATCTCGATCAGTGCGTCGATGGGCGTGATCGCGCCATGTGCGCGGATGTAGTCGAGGATCTTCGCGGCCTGGGAGCGCCCGCGCTGCTCGTTCGGGTGCGTCGTCATGCCGGCGCCTCCGGTGGTATCTGGCGCGCCGCGGCGCCTACGTTGATCCCGATGCTGCGCAGGCGGGCAAGGGCCTCCTCGGCGATGCGCGCGCGCTCCTCGGGGCTCAGGGGCGCCCGCGTGGCCGCCTCCGGTGCCGGCAGGGCCTTTGGTATCTCGCGCAGCGGCTGTCCGTTGATCGCCATGCGCACGGTCTGGTCGTAGCAGGACCGGTAGACCTTGCGGGCGTCCTCGTCGCGCATCATCCCGATCTGCCCGGCCTCGGCCAGGGCGTGCCAGACGACCGGGTGCGAACACTCGTCCTGCCGCTTGCGCTTGCACACCAGGTCAAGTGCCTCCCGGTAGGCCGCCTCGAAGTGAGGGATGCCAAGCATGTCGGCCGTCGGCCGGCACAGCTCGAGGAACTCGGGAAGGGTCGGCGGGAAGCGCCTGGCCCTGCAGGCGTCGACGCCCAGCTTGATCTGCTCAGGCCGCAGCGCTCCGAGCTCCTGCGCCCATACGGCCTTGACCTGCTCGACGTTGGCGCCAGCCCACATGTCGGCGAAGTGTTTGCCGTAGTACGCCGCGAGCTTGCCGAACAGGCGCTCAATCCAGGCGTTCGGCAGTGGAGTCGATGGTGGCTCCCCGCCCCCCGCTGTTGCCGGTGAGAGCGGCAATGGTCGCTGCTCGTTTGTCATGGATGGTCCCTCCCTGCTGATTTCCGGTGTTTCGCGCAGACCAGTCGGCCAGGTAGTGCTCGCCCGGTCCAAAGAACGTGGTCGGCTGCTTGATGTAGCGCGGCTCAGTGCCCGATGCCCTGCAGAATTCCGCGTAGCGGATAACGCCCTGCAGAATGACGGTGTGGTCGGCGCCGGCTTTGATGCGGGCAGCCCATGCCTTGTGAGCGTCTTTCTTGCTGGCCCCTGGGCGTTGCGGGTATGCCTGCCACGCCTCCTCGAATTCGGGGGGGTAGGTACCAGATCGCGAGACGCGAGATGTATCTCCGTCAGGAGATACATGTTGGTTCTGGTTCTGGTTCTGGTTGGTTACACGGTCGCTCAACGGCTGTTGAACGACCGTTATTCCGTCGATGCACCCCTGTTGCTGGGTCGTTTGACGTGCGCCATACCTGCGCTCTGCAGATGCCTTGCCTGCTCGGGACGCGGCTTCGATCTTGTCGCGATATGCGGCAATCTCGCGGTCGCAGCGGGCGTTGTGCCACCCGTCGTCATGTTCTTCGAAGAACTCCGACAACACCGCCGACAGCGCGTCTCGCTCCTCCGCACTGCTGGCCAGCACAAGGCGCGCGAGCCTGTCGGTATCGCGAGGCAACGGCGCTTCCTTGTCGTAGTACAGGTCGAGCAGATCCCTGTACAACGACCGTTCAACGCGCGTTAGATGGCGCGTGGCGTTGTTGAAGTCCCCGATGTGGTGGGGGTAGTGATTCACTCGCTGGTCTCCTGCCGTGAGGTGAGCTGGCTGGGTTTGAACACCCAGCCGCCCATCTCGCAGATGGTCTCCCGCTGCTCCTGCTCAGGGACGTGGCCAGGGAGGCGAGCCCAGGCGCGGGGGGTGGCTTCTGATACTTCGAGGCGGCGAGCGACCGCAGAGAATCCGCCCGCGCACTTGATGGCGCGCCAGATGACCATGTTGTAGCGGGTTTCGATCTCTTGCTGTTTGAGGCTTGGGCGGCCCATGTTGTGACTCCTACCGGGCTTTGGTGTTTGTTTAAACCGAGAGTAGTAAACAACAAGGCCGGCCTGTTGTAAACTGCCGGGCGGACAGATGGCAACGGACAGCGATCAGGCTCGGCGCTTCGGGGAGCGCCTGCGGGCCGCCATGACAGCCAAGGGGCTCACCGGAAGGGGGCGCTCGGGGGTGGACGTCAACGCCCTGGCCAAGGGCGCGCAGGTGTCCTACGAGATGGCCAGGCGGTACGCCGAAGGTATTGCCCTACCCCGGCCGGACGTGATCGAGGCCATCGCCGAGTGGCTGGGGGTCGACTCGGCGATGCTGGCTTGGGGGGCGGTCGCGCCAGGCAATGTTGACGTCGTGGTTTTGGAACAGTGTTTGCAAGCGGTGCGAGCCGCTGAGGCGGCGTCGGGGATTTCGCTGGACCCCGACCATGCCGCCCGGATCGTGGCGCAGCTCTACGAGGAGACGCGCCGCGGCGAGGTGCCGTCGGCCTCTACGCTGACGGCGTTGTTGAAAGCCATGAGACCACCAACATGATCGACGACATCATCATCCGCGGGCGCGCCGCAGAGCTGGTGCGCCAGGCCCAAACCGAGAAGATCTCCTCAAAGAGGCGCGCCGCATGTTTCGCGGTAGTGTTCGGCGCCTTCCTAATCGGGCTTGGCCTTGGCCTTGCCGTCCCATACCAGCTGACAATAGGGCTGCAGGGGCCATTCGTGCACCAGGCCAACGCGCAGCCGTCGGCCAAGCCCTGAGGCTGGCACTCCCGCCGTTGACCTGCATGGTCAACAGTTGACCCACCCCGAATAGACCCACCTCGCGCCGCCTGCCAGCCGACGGGCGGCGTGCTATTTCCTGTTGCGGTTTACAACCGGAAGTAGTAGATTGTCGCAACCGGGCATTCCGCCCGGCCATGACAGGAGGGTCACCCATGAGCCAGGAGCTCACCGAAGCACCGCGTTTTTCGCTGGTCCCGGCGAACTACGACGACGCTGTCAAGATCAGCAAGACGCTGTCGGCGTCCCAGCTGGTACCGAAGGACTACCAGGGCAAGCCCGAGAACGTATTCGTGGCCATCGCATGGGGCCAGGAGCTCGGCCTTGCCCCGCTGCAGGCCCTGCAGAACATCGCAGTAATCAACGGGCGTCCGGCCATCTGGGGCGATGCCGCGCTGGCCGTCTGCATGGCGCACCCGGAATTCGAGGACATCGAGGAAAAGATCGACAGCACCGGCAGCGACCGGAAGGCCGTGTGCACGATCAAGCGCCGCGGCCGGACCCCTGTTGTGCGCACCTTCTCGGTCGCCGATGCCGCGAAGGCCGGCCTGTGGAACAAGGGCGGCCCGTGGACGCAGTACCCCGATCGCATGCTGCAGCTCCGCGCTCGGGGCTTCGCGCTGCGCGATGCGTTCCCGGACGCCATGCGCGGCTTCAAGATCGCCGAGGAGGTCCAAGACATCCCGGCCGAGGTCGACGTCACGCCGCCGGCCGGCAAGCCCGCGATCGTCATGCCGCGCGCTGACGCGCCGACCACCGCAGCAGTTGTCGAGGAGCTGGGCCGGCAGGAGGACGAGGCCAACAAGGCAGCGCAGGGCGGCGACCAGCCTGCCGAGGAGCAGCCGGCCGCACCGGTCGCCGAGGGCGTTGTCTGCCTGTCCACCAGCCAGCTCAAGCTGATTCGCGCGAAGTGCGCCGCTGCCGGCATGACCGACTCTGTGCTGGCAAACCTGCTCGGCGTCGACAAAATCGAGGCCCTGCCGGCGGCCCGCGTTAATGAGGTGCTCGACAAGATAAAGGCCTTCGCGGCCTCCCGAGGTCAGGCATGAGCGTCCTGGCCTTCGACGAGGAGCGGCACGAGTACCGGCTCGACGGGCGGCGACTGCCGTCCGTCACCGAGATCCTCAAGCCGCTCTACGGCGACCTGCGGTTTGTGCGCGAGGACATCCTCGAATACAAGCGCGCGCTCGGCAGCGCCGTGCATACGGCCATCGACCTGCACATCAAGGGCGGGCTGCTCTACAGCTCGCTCGAGGGGCCGGTGGCCGAGTATTTCGAGCAGTACCTGCTGTGGGAGCTCGAGTCGGGATTCAAGCCCATTGAGTCGGAGGCCCGCGTCCACTCGGCGCTGGGCTATGCCGGCACGCTGGACCTGTTCGGGCAGATCGGCAAGAAGCTGGTGTTGGCGGACACGAAGTGCACCGCCGCCCTGTCGCCTGCCGTCGCCCTGCAGACCGCCGCCTACCGCAAGGCCTACGCCGAGACCAGGGGCATCGACGAGCGCGAGATCTCGCGCGCGGCCCTGCGCCTGGCTGCCGGCAAGTACCACTACCACCCCTACAAGGCCATCACGGACGCCAGCGACTTCGGCGCGTTCCTGGGCCTGCTCAAGATCGCCCAATGGTGCCGGGCAAATGGCGCCGAACTTTCGGAGGTAGCACCCCATGTCTGACAACACCACCACCATCGAGAACGAAACCGGCGCCGTCGTCGCCGCCCAGGAGCGCGAGGCGCAGGCCCTCCTCGAGGTCGCCCAAGCCTACGAGATCGACAGCCCCGACATGGCCGCCGCAGCGGCCGAGGAGCTGGGCGCCATCAAGGCGAAGGCCAAGCAGCTCGACGAGCTGCGCAAGTCGATGACCCGCCCGCTCGACGAGGCCAAGGCCCGCATCATGGACCTGTTCCGCGGCCCGCAGGATCTGCTGGCCAAGGCCGAGATGACCATCAAGGGCGCCATCGGCAAGTGGCAGCAGCTCGCGAACCAGCGCGCCGAGGAAGCCCGCCGGGCAGCCGAAGCCGTCGCCCGCGCCGAGCGTGAGCGCCTCGATGCCGAGCGCAAGGCCGCCGAGGAGGCCGCACGCCAAGCCGCTGCAGACGGTGACGAGTCCGCCGCTGCCGAGGCGCAGGCCAAGGCCGTCGTCCTGGCCGCCGAGGCCGAGGTCGTCGAGCACCTGGCGCCGGCCGTCGTAGAGGCCCCGCAGAAGCTCGCCGGCGTCAGCACCCGCAAGGACTGGGACTTCGAGATCGTCGACCCGGCCGCGATCCCGCGCGAGTACCTGGCCATCGACGAAAAGAAGATCCGCGCCTACGTCAAGGCGATGAAGTCCGACGCGAAGATCCCGGGCGTCCGGGTGTACGCCAAGGACGTGATCGCCGCGCGCGCCACGAAGTAACCACCACCAGGAGAACGCCAACATGATCGAGCAGCACAAACACGCCACCCCCCGCGAGATCCGCCACCCTGAGCGGTGGCTCAAGCGGAAGTCCGCCAGGATGCAGCGCCGCCAGCGCGGCCGTATGCCTGCGCACTACCGCCTCATCGACATCCCCAAGCAGATCGAGCTGCTGCAGCGGCGCGTCGATGCCATCAACTGGCTCGCCATGGCCGAGCACCTGAAAAAGACCGGCACGCCGGACGGATTCGCGGCCCCGCTGGACATCCATGCAGTTGCACGCATGTGCGTCAAGCGCGTCGAGAAGCACTACGGCCTCCGCAACCGCTACCACCACTGGAAGAAGTGACCATGAGCAACCTGAACCTCTGCCAGATCATCGGCCGCCTGGGCAAAGACCCGGACGTCCGCTACATGCCCAACGGTGACGCCGTCGCCAACCTGTCGGTCGCGGTGTCCGAGAGCTGGAAGGACAAGACCACCGGCGAGCGCCGCGAGACTACCGAGTGGTTCCGCGTCGTCATGTTCCGCAAGCAGGCCGAGATCGCCGGCGAGCACCTGCGCAAGGGCTCCCTGGTGTACCTGTCTGGGAAGATCAAGACCCGCGAGTACGAAAAGGACGGCCAGAAGCGCTACGTGACCGAGCTGCACGCCGATGAGCTGCGGTTCCTCGAGCGCAAGGCCGACGGCGAGCCGCAGGCGCAGCCCGCGCGCCAGGCGTCCGCACCGGCCGCACCGGCCGATGACGGCCTGGGCTTCGACCAAGACGTGCCTTTCTGAGCAGCACAAACCACAACATCCACGCAGTGGAGGAGACCCAACATGTCGATTGATCTCGAGGCACTTGGCCTCACGAAGGAAGACCTGCAGGAGCGCCTCATCGATCGCCTCGTGCACGAGGTCCTCACCTCAAACATGACCGACGAGGACGGCGCCAGCTTCGTATCGCAGTCAACTTTCCGCCGCGAGCTCGACAAGAAACTCAAGGCGCACATCGACGCAGCGGTGGCTTCGATGGCCGAGCAGCACGTCCTGCCGAACGTCTCGCAGTACATCGAGAACCTCACCCTAACCGAGACCAACAGGTGGGGCGAAAAAACCGGGAACACGGTCACGTTCATCGAGTACCTGGTGAAGCGCGCAGAGGATTACCTCACCGAAAAGGTCGACTTCCAGGGCAGGAGCAAGTCTGAAACCAGCGGGTATGGCTGGAACGGAACGCAGACCCGCGTCACCCACATGGTCCACCAGCACCTGCACTACAGCATCGATACCGCCATGAAGCAGGCAATCACAGATGCCAACAAGGTGATCGTCATTGGCCTCCAGGAGACGGTGAAGCAGAAGCTCGCCGAGGTCTCCGCGAAGCTCAAGGTAGACGTGAAGACGACCTGAACCGAAATTAACAGTATCCCGCAGGGGAGGAGACCACCATGGCAACGAAGAAGCCCGCCAAGGGCTCGGCCAAGAAGCCCGCCGGCAAGGCGGCCGTGAAGATCGAGAAGGCGAAGGCCCAGCAGTGGACCCGCAACCGCGGGAAGATGCCTGTCGCACCCGACGTGTGGGTCGCGGTGCGGCTGCGCAATGGCAAAGTCATTGACGGGACGGCCGAGAATTTCGAATGGCCAATCCTCGGCAAGCCTTCGGAAATCGCCGGAGCAGACATCATGGCATGGCGCCGCGTGCGCAAGCCGAAGCCGGCGAAGGCCGAGCCGGTCACCATCGAGGACTTGGCGCGCGAAGCCAGCAAGGCTGGCTGCGCCGTCAGGGTTTCGTTCGATGACCTGCCGAAGCCGGCGCACACCGGCAACGAGCAGCCGGCCGGCCAGGTGCTGTCGGTGGCTGACAGCGGTGACGGCCTCGTTGTGAAAGCGAAGCTCGACGCCGAATGGCCGAGTTCGAAGGCCTATGTCGACAGCTTCCTGCACCCGCTGGCCAGCCAGCTTGATCTGACCACGCCGGCCGTGCCGGTGTGGGACGGGCACCGCGACGGCGATGCCGATGGCCTGGGCGCTGCGTGCGGGATCATGTGGGGCATCGGCGGGACGCTGGCCGCTGTTTGCATCATAGGGACCTTCTGGCTCGTGATCCGCGTCCTGGTGGGGGGCTGACCATGAAAGAGCGCCCTATAGGAGAGAGTGTGATGACGGACGAGAAAATCAAAACCTACAAGGGGTTCGACAAGAACCTTCAATGCCGAGGGTTTCAGTACGAGGTAGGACAGACATACACGACCGATGTCGCTGTTGCCTGCGAGTCAGGATTCCATGCCTGCGAATACCCACTCGATGTGTTCTCGTATTACCCGCCGGCCGATTCCAGGTTCTGCCACGTTGAGCAGGCAGGGGAAATCAGCAAGCACGGCGCAGATACCAAGGTCGCCAGCACCAAAATAACTATTGGTGCAGAGTTGGATATTGCCGGACTTGTGAAGGCTGCCATTTACTACACGACGGAGCGATGCCTTCCTATTGACAAGGAATCGCCGGCCAGCAGCACGGGCACCCGCGGCGCGGCCAGCAGCACGGGCACCCGCGGCGCGGCCAGCAGCACGGGCGACTACGGCGCGGCCAGCAGCACGGGCTACTACGGCGCGGCCAGCAGCACGGGCGACTACGGCGCGGCCAGCAGCACGGGCACCCGCGGCGCGGCCAGCAGCAC